ACGACAACAATGATCTGAAACAATCCACAATGACTATTTTCGATTTCACTGATATTGATCCGTTTTCTGAAGGAAATTATTAATGTTTAATCAAATTTTAGAAAGCGGATTTGACGATATTATTAAAAAGCATGTTATTGCATTTGGATCTTTGTTTAGTTCTGTATATACCATGACGGAAAGAAACGGTCAAACAGAAAAAAGAAGAGTTCCAATATCGTTTGGTCCTAAAGAAAAATTTATTCAAATAATTATAAACGAAAGTGGTCTAACAGATAAAACTCATATTCAAATGGATTTACCTCGAATGGGTTTTGAACTGGTAAATATTCAATACGATCCTCAACGCAGAATAAATAAATTACAAAAGAAAACAAAAATTATTAATAATGTTCGAAAACAAGCGTTTTCAGAATCTCCTTATAATTTTACATTTGCACTGTATGTATTTTCCAGAAGTATGCAACACAACTTACAAGTAATCGAACAGATTGCTCCGTATTTTACTCCAGATTTTACTGTTACCATGAACATGAATGAATTGTATCAACGAGTAGATGTTCCTATTATTTTACTAGACATAGATATCAACGAAGACTACGAAGGATCATTTGATCAGCGCAGATCAATAGTATCTGTGTTACAATTCAATATGAAAGGTTATATTTATTCTCCCACAAAAACTAATACTACTGGTATTATTGAAACTAGCGACATTAATTTGTTTGATGGTTTGACTGGAAATAATTTTATTTTGGATATTGGATATACCGGAGACGCTGATATCGGCCCATCGAGTATTGTTTGGTCTCCTGAAGGAGCTCCATGAAATCTAGTAATGAAAAAATATCAGATGCACTGAATATTGAATTTACGCCAGAAGAAACTACTTCAATAGTTAAACCGGTTCCAGAAAAAGAGTCTACAGATTTAACAGGAGATTTTAATTCTGCCCGAAGTAATATTTCTTCTTTGATTGATACTGGAATGACCGCATTGGATGGAATATTAAAAGTGGCAACAGAATCTGATTCTCCTAGAGCATATGAAGTATTATCTAATATGATCAGAACTTTAAGCGAGATGAACAAAGATCTAATGGATATACATGAAAAAATGTCGAATACTGAATCTAAAAAGATTACAGTTAAAAATACAACAAACAACTCAATATATGTCGGATCTACTAGTGATCTTCAAAATCTAATCAATAAAGAAAGAAGTCCATTAAAAGTTTTTGAAGAAGAGGATAAAGAATGAAGAAACCAGGATATCTAGGAAACACAAACCTTAAACCAGAAGGTCAACGCATTGAATTCACTAAAGAACAAATAGAAGAATATGTTCGTTGTGCCCGAGATCCTAGTTATTTTGTATCCAAATACATCAAAGTAGTTTCGTTAGACAAAGGTCTTGTTGCTTTCGACATGTATCCGTATCAGAAAAAAATGATCGAAATGATTCATAATAATAGATTTGTTATAGCAAAACTTCCAAGACAAAGTGGAAAAACCACAACAGTTGCCTCTTATTTACTACATTATATTTTATTTAATCAGAGTGTTAATATTGCCATTCTGGCAAACAAACAGTCTACTGCAAGAGAAATTCTTGCACGGTTGAAATTATCATACGAATATTTGCCTCTTTGGTTACAACAAGGAGTTCGAGAGTGGAACAAGCACTCTATTGTTTTAGAAAACGGATCTCGAATCATTGCAGCGGCCACTTCTTCTAGTGCAATTCGCGGAGGATCTTACAATGTTATTCTTTTAGACGAATACGCACACGTTCCCACCACAGTGGCAGAAGAATTTTTTAGTTCTGTTTATCCTACAATCACTGCCGGTCAAACTACCAGAGTCATAATGATTTCTACTCCAAAGGGCCTAAATATGTTTTATCGTTTTTGGAAAGGGGCTCAAAGCAAACAAAACGAATATGTTCCGATGGAAGTTACATGGGATGAGGTTCCGAAATATCCAGGAGGTCCATTACGAGACGAAGACTGGAAACAAGAAACTATACGAAATTCTTCAGAACGACAATTTCAAGAAGAATTCGTATGTGATTTTATCGGATCAACCAATACTCTGATATCTTCTCAAAAATTAAACAGCTTGGTCTGGAAAAAGCCTATTTCTAAAACTAATGACGGATTAACAATTTTAGAACCGAGTCCAGAACCAAATGAAGAAGGACGATCTAATATTTATTTTATGGTAGTAGATGTGGCTCGTGGACAAGGAAAAGATTACAGCGCATTTACTATTGTAGATATAACTAAATTTCCGTATCGTGTAGTAGGAAAATATAGAAATAATACTGTTTCTCCGTTACTATTTCCGTCTATTATTCGTGCAGTTGCTGGCAGATACAACAATGCCTATGTGATGGTAGAACTAAACGACATTGGAGCCCAAGTAGCCGATGTATTACATACAGATTTAGAATACGAAAATTTAGTTAAATCTAATATTTTAGGTCGAAAAGGACAGGTTTTAAATGAAGGCTTTGGAAGACAAAAATCTCTTCAATTAGGAGTCAGAACAAGTCAAATAGTCAAAAAAGTCGGATGTGCAGTTTTAAAAAATCTTATAGAAAATGATAAATTAATTGTTGAAGATTCTGATATTATCGAAGAACTTACCACCTTTATTGCAGACAATTCGTCGTTTCAGGCAGAAGACGGGTATACAGACGATTTAGTCATGACTCTGGTTCTATTTTCTTGGGCGACTCGTCAAGAATTCTTTAAAAATATTACAGATTCCGATATCAGAACAGAAATGTATTCTCAAGAAATGAAAAAAATAGAAGAAGATTTGTTGCCATTTGGTTATATTTTAGACGGAACTTCTGAGATATCACTAGAATCTGATTCAGCAGATACAAGAAAAGATAATTGGTTATTGGCACATCAAACTGAAGATCCAAAACGATGGGTGGATTTATACCGACAAAATAGATTTTTTTGAAAATATGCAAAAATATAAATACGTAAAAGTTTTAGATTTAAAGGAGACCTAAATGTCATCAAGATCTCGACCAAATATTCAATTAAAATTAACAGATACTTCTTTTGTAATTCCGTTAGCTGAAAGTGGTGTAAATACAAGCACAGCAGCTTGTTGGGCTCCTGAATTAGGACTGTTAGCAACCGCAACAGAAATTCAAAATGGATTTATCCGAGTAGAATCTCAAGGAAATTGGTTTGGTCGAGTAACTTCTTTAATTCAAAATGCAATCGGTGTTACAGAAGGAAATGCTGATAAATTTGACTTGATAATGAACGGAGTTTCCGGTTCAAACGGAATAACTACTGGCGGTGCAATAGGATTACTAAATTCACCATACGGAACAACATATACTGTTGGTATACTTGAAGGCGCAACAGAAGGCTTAACCCTGACATTTGATGCAACAGATAAATTTAGACCGTATTGGTGGAGTGTTCAAAACGTATTGTTATACGGAGTTCCTGTTATTGTTGGATTTAATGGAAAAGGTTTCACTGGCGCACTCGGAAACAATCCGAGTCCTTCGAGTTTGACCAGTCCGTTAACAGGTGCTACAGATTTTGCGTCTACAGACCTGGGATACGATGTTATTTTTCAACCGTATCACAGTGACTCTGGGTGGAGTGGTGAAGACTTCACTAACTCAGACGGAACAAACGTAGTAAATATTGTTAGTCTATTAGAAACATCAGAAGCTCCAGTTATCGGAATAGTAAATGCTGGAATAACAGGAGATTTGTCATCGGATACTCAAATTAGTGTTCCTAGCGGTGCAAACGAATATATTATAGCAACTGCAGGATTCAAGAAACATTTAAATTCCACAGCAAATACTACAACTGCATCACTAATAAGTACACCACTTGCTGCAGATCTAGCTGGAATTATTTGTCGAAATGATGCCGTTGAAAATAGATGGGTCAGTCCAGCAGGAGTTCAACGAGGACAAGTATTAAATAGTGTTAGTCTTAGTAAGAAACTAACAACAGCACAACAAGACAGATTATATTCAAATAATGTAAATCCGTTCATCAGTGTTAAAGGATCTGGTACTTTCTTGTTTGGTGACATTACAAATGGAGCAGATACTTCATCTCTACTCAGTATAAATGTTATAAGAACTATTATTTTTATCAAAAATCAACTTCTTCCCCTTGCCAGTGCAATTTTGTTCAATAATAACACCACAGAAACACGAACATTGTTTACATTACAGGCAGAAGGACTATTAGAAAATATACAATCTCAAGGAGGACTTACAGAATTTACAGTGATATGTGATGAATCAAACAATACACAAAACGTAATAGATGCAAAGACTTTTGTTGCTACAGTTAAAGTTAAAGTTCCAGGATCTATTAATTATATCGTAATCAATTTGGAAAATAATTAAGAAAATTTGGAAACTAATTAAGGAGAAATAATGTCTCAAAATCCAAACACATTAACAGGATTTAGAAATGCCTTTAAAGGAATCAGATCTAATAGATACACTTTGACTTGTCCTTTTCCAAGCACAGTAGGACAAGGATGGGGAGGCCAAGAAAAAATTTATGTTCGAGCTTTAAGTTTACCTGGATCTGATATCGGTCAAATTCCAGTTTCATATCAAGGACGAGTAGTAAAATTTTCAGGAGAAAGACAGTTTGGAGAATGGAGTATGGTGGTTTACGATTCTAGTACAAAAGATATTAGAAGACAATTAGAAAAGTGGATGCAATTGATGGATGATGCAGAAACTCACAAACAAAATCACAATGTAACCTCTGGAGGTGCTTGGTTATTAAATTACGGCGATGATTTAAATGGAACACATGGTGGATTTCAGGGCCCAAATACAGCAAGACAAGTAAAATTGTTTGGTTGTTGGCCTTCCAATATAAGTCCTATAGATTTGGCTCACGATTCTTACGATAGTTTTGCTGAATTTAGTTTAACTATAGCGTACGATTATCATATATTCGTGTAATTTTTCTATTATACATAATGATATGGCATTTGAAATATTTGGATTTTCTTTTGGTCGACAATCTGAAGGAACAACAGGATCTATTCCAAAATCAGGAATAGATTCTTTTGTTGCTCCAGATTCTTATGACGGAACTTATGTAGTAGAAAGCGGAGGTCTTATGGCCTCTGTTTACGATTTTGGTGGTCTTGCGTACAGTAATGACGCAACATCAATTCAACAATATCGATCCATGTCTTTGTATCCAGAAGTGGACATGGCAATAGAAGATATTGTAAATGAATGTTTGGTATTTGAACCAGACGGATCTTCCGTTCGTTTAGACCTGACCCGAGTTCCACTTTCAGAAAATATCAAAAGAAGGTTAAATGAAGAATACGATGGAATTTTAAAATTGCTGGATTTTAAAAGCAGAGGATACGAATATTTCAGACGATGGTATATTGACGGTAGATTATATTTTCACAACATCATAGACTCTAATCGACCCGAAAAAGGAATTCAAGAACTTCGTTCGATCGATCCCACAAAGATAACAAAAGTCAGAAAAATAGAAAAAGAGTTAAAAACTGTAGGTACAGGCACTGAAACAAAACAAATTTATATTATTAAAAATATAGACGAGCATTTTTTGTATACAGATATGGCAGCAGATTCTTTGCTTCCTACCACAAACACTGGTCTTAAAATTTCTACTGATTCGATAACATATATTCATTCTGGTATTGTAGATCAAACAACTAAAAAGGTAATGGGATATCTTCACAAGGCAATCAGACCTCTTAATATGCTTCGACAAATTGAAGACGCAGTTGTAATTTACAGAATGTCTAGAGCACCAGAACGAAGAATTTTTTATGTGGATGTTGGAAACTTGCCCAAACAAAAGGCAGAACAGTATATGAAGGATCTTATGGTTCGTTATCGAAACAAACTGTCGTATGATCCTAAGACTGGTCAAATAAAAGACGATTGGAATCATAATTCCATGTTAGAAGATTTTTGGATTCCTCGCAGAGACGGAGGCAGAGGAACTGAAATCACTAATTTGGACGGAGGTCAACAACTAGGTCAACTAGAAGACGTAGATTATTTGTTGAAAAAATTGTTTCGTTCTTTGAATGTTCCACTCAGTCGTCTCGAGGCACAAAACGGATTTAATATGGGCAGAATGGGAGAGATTACTCGAGACGAAGTCAAGTTCTTTAAATTTATCGAACGAATGAGAATGAAATTTGCTGAATTGTTTTTAGATCTACTTAAAAAACAATGTCTGCTTAAGGGCATAATGACTACAGCGGATTGGAAAACCATAGAATATTATATTGATTTTAAATTCAATAAAGATTCGTATTTTGACGAGTTGAAAAATATGGAAATTCTTAAAACAAAAGTAGACATGCTAGGAATCATGCAACAGGCTTCAGGAACTTTATTTTCAGACAAATATATTAGAAAACAAATTTTGAATCAAACCGACGAAGAAATGGCCCAAATGGATGTGGAAATGGCACAAGAACGAGAAATTAAAATACAACAACAAATGGAACAACAACAGAGAGATTTAGCCATGCAACAACAGGCCGAAGGAGAATCTGCTGATGGTGGAGAGTAATGTCTAAAACAACCAAAAAATCTCAATATTCTGGTATTTTTCAATATTTTGATGAAGGATTTTACGAATTCTTAACTCTGGTAGAACACACAAAAATACCAAAACGAATCAGATTTAAAAATAAAAATACAGTAACCATTAACAATTCTCAAGCGGCAAAGATTAAATTTTTTATACATAATTCTGGTCTTAAATACAAAACTAGACAATTAAGTAAACTGTTACTGCAACATCCTGTACAAATTCAAAATATTATAAATAGGAGTACTTATGTCAACTGAAAAAATATTAGAATTAATTGTAACCAAAAAATTCAATCAAGCAAAATCTTTAATAAAAGAATCAATGAGTGTCCGAATCGGTTTGATTTTAGAACAAGAACTAGAACGTCTTGGCGCAGGATTACTGACAGAAAAAAAATCAATGGATCCGGTGGGCGAAGAAGATAGTGATATTGACAATGATGGCGATGAAGATAGTTCAGATGGATATCTTGCAAAGCGCAGAGCAGCAATAAGTGCAGCTAAGGCAAAGAAATAAATGCTTTTAATCACAGAACAATCTTTTGATTGGGTCAAGCCCATAATCGAAGAAGGGACAGAAGGTCGTCCTAAGTCGTATTTTATTGAAGGTATAATGCTTCAGGCGGAAACTGTAAATCGTAACGGCAGAAAATATCCTACTAGAATTTTAATGAAAGAGTGCGAACGATACTCAAAAGATTTGATCAGAGAAAAACGATCATTTGGAGAATTAAATCATCCTTCAAGTCCCACTGTTAATTTAGATCGAGTATCTCATATGATCACAGAATTACGTCAGTCCGGTAATGATGTAATAGGTCGTGCAAAAATTCTTTCTACTCCAATGGGAAATATTGCCAAGAGTCTTATCGAAGAAGGAGCTCGTCTCGGAGTATCGTCTCGCGGCATGGGCTCATTAAAGAAAATTAACGAAGTAAACGAAGTCCAACCGGATTTCATGTTGTCTGCAATTGATATTGTTGCAGATCCGTCTGCACCAGGTGCATTCGTTAACGGTATTCTGGAAGGAAAACAATGGGTCTGGGATAACGGCCTGTTACGAGAAGAAGAAATATCCAAGATGCACCGAGAAATTAAAAATACTTCTTCTAAACAACT